AGATTGGTTAACAAACACGGCGATGAACTTTTAGAAGGGAAACTACTACTTATATCTGTGTTGGATACTGTATCTAAAGGCTTTGAGGCTTTCTTCAAAGCTCCTTTAAGAGGACAACGAAAGAAGACCAGGGCTTTCTTAGAAGACTTTTATAGACGACCTAAAGACCTGGCTTATTTAGTAATAACTAGTATAATTCAAGAAGTTGGTAGAGAACCATATACACCACTACCTACTATAATCTTAAATATAGTTCGTAATCTTAGACAGAATTATTTGATGGAAAGTTTGAAAAGAGATTCTCCAAAGATTTATTCTCACATAGAAAGAGAGTATAAAAAGAGAGGAAAGGCTTATATTCTAAGTAGAAAGATAAAATTAGGTAGATTAAAACAAGCTACCAATTTAGAACAACTAAATAAGGATACAACAGCCCTGGGGGCAGATTTGTTGAATATTGTATTATTAGCAAATGTTGATTTGGTTACTATCCATATTGTACATAAAGCAGGAAAGACCACTAAAACACTTGTATATACTGAAAGAGCTTTAGATTTAGTACATAAAACACGGGAAATGAATATCTTTAATTATCTAAAGAATCCTATTTTTGTAGTACCTCCAAAAGATTGGGAGGCTTATATTGGGAGTGGTGGTTACTATACAGAAAGCTTGTATAAATACCCTATGATTAAACATAGAGGTAGTAATAAAACATTACTTAAAGAATATATGAGAGTAAAAGGCTGTGATAGGTATATGGCTATTCTAAATTCTATACAACAAACACAGTGGCGGATTAATAGTAGAATACTAGAAGTAATGAATAAAATAATTGAAGATAATCTTGTAGATTATGATTGCCCTAGACTAAACAAATATTTAGTTGGTAAACTACCTTATTGTGAACACCAAGAGGCTACTGATTATATAAATGTTAGTGATTATGGTGCTTTAAGGACTGAAGGAAAACATATTGGAACACCAGCTAGTAGAGAAGATTATAATAGGTGGCACACAGCTAGTGAGAAACAGAAAGAAGTTATTATTGTAAATAGAAGTAAAGCTATTATGTTAAAATTAGCTATCCTAGATGCAAAGAAATATAAAGATTATGAAAGAATATGGTTTAGTTATAATGCTGATTTTAGAGGTCGTATTTACCCTTTACAACAACACCTTAATCCACAGTCAAAGGGAACGATAAAGTCGCTCCTAGAGTTTGCTAGGGGGCAAAGAATTGATACAAAAGAACAACTAGATTGGTTTAAGATACACGGAGCTAATTGTTATGGTAAAGATAAACTAGAATATGAAGATAGAATACAATTTATAGATGATAACCATCAAATGATAATGGATATAGCTTCATCTCCTTTGGAATACAGATTATACTGGAAAGATACAGATGAACCTTTTTTGTTCTTGGCTTGGTGTTTTGAGTATGCAGATTATAATAATAATCCACAAGACTTTGAATCACATTTACCAATAGGTATAGATGGTGTTTGTAATGGAATACAGATTTATAGTGGTTTATTGTTAGATAAGCCAGGTGCTGAGGCTGTGTGTGTTATAGGTAAAACTAGAAGAGATATTTATCAAGCAGTAGCTGATAAAGTAAATAGTTATTTAGCTACTGGGGACTACCCAAAAACAATAGTATTTAGGCGGTCAGATAAGACAATTAACACAGCTACAACAGAGGTTGAACTACAAAGTTCAATAGGTAAGATTAAAAGGGAATTAGTAAAGAGTAATGTAATGACACAGCCTTATTCTGTAACTAGTTATGGTATGTATCAACAGGTAACTGAAGCTTTAAATATAATAGTAGATGAAGAAAGACAGTTCTGGAAAGGAGATAAATGGGTACTAGCTAGGGCTTTAACCACACTAAATACAAAAGCTATCCTTGAAACAGTTAAAGGGGCTAAGGTAGGTCAGGAGTTCTTAAAAGAGGTTACAAAGCAAGTAGTTGCTAATAACAATCATATTTTCTATAAAACATATTTAGATTTTCCTGTATTACAGAAGATAAATAGAACAAAGATTGAGAGAATAACTACTGAGTTAGGTACATTAAACATACAACACTGGACTGAAGATTTACATAATCTGAAGATGGTAAATGGTATTGCTCCAAACTATATACACAGCTTAGATAGTACCCTTATGATGTTAACTGTTGAGAAGATGATAAAATTAGGTTGTAAGAGCTTTCATTTAATACACGATAGTTATGGAGTTGGTGTACAAGATATAGTAAACCTAAACATTTGTGTTAGAGAAGCATTTGTTGAACTATTTGGTAGTCAACCATTAAAAAGTTTTGTAAGAAGTGTTTGTCCTGAAGCTTTAGATAGAGTTGATGAGGTTATGATAAACACATTAAACATAGAGGAGGTACTTGAAAGTAGATATATTTTTAGTTAACCTTAAAGGTTGCTTAAACTCACTCCCTATTAGATATAAGTTTAAAAGGGGGATTTAGGGGGTCTTTAAATAATTTTAATACTTATTAAGAAGACTTAGGTTTATTACTATTAACTATTATTAATTATTACTAATTAGTAATACAATAATAAATAATTAGTAATATAATAAATAATAACTAGTTATTACTACTATTAGTAATTAATATAGTATTACTATATATAATATATAATATATATAACAAAAAAAGGAAAAATAATGGCAACAATAAAAAGAACAAATCCGTATGCAGTAAAAGGTTTTACAACAACAAGTCCAAAAGGTTTAAGTAAATGGTGTAAAATAGTAGAACCAGAAAGAACATTTAATGCTAAAGGTACATATGCTACTGATTTGGTTTGTAATCCTAATGAACCTGCGGTTCAAGAGTTTATAGCTAGATTAGAAACTTTAAGAGATATAGCTTTTGATGAAACTAAAGAAACTTTAGGTGCTGTAAAAAGTAAAGACCTTAAAAAGAGAGCAGTATACCAAGAAGAAACAGATGCTGAAGGAAATGAAACTGGTAATATTGTATTTAAGTTCAAGATGAACAATGTTGATGATAGAGATGCACCAAACAATAAAATTGTTGTTGTAGATGCTCATAGAAATGTTATTAAACAAGTACCACTTGTAGGTAATGGTTCTGTAATTAGATGTGTTGCTTTTGCTAATCCATACTTTATGGCTAGTACAAAAGATATAGGAGTTAGTTTACTTTGGTCTAAAATGCAATTAATTACACTATCAGCATTTGGTAAAAAAGATGACTTTGAAGATGAAGATGGTTTTGTATCAACTGATGCACCTTTTAGTGTTGATGAAGATGAAGATGAGATTGATTTCTAAATGATACAAAACTTAATTGTACCATTAAGATTAGAGGTAGGGGTAATAAAGAAAAGAACTTATTACCTCAACCTTAATGGGTTTCGTAATTGGAACTTTCAATTAAGTAATCAACTTAAAAAATTATTTAAAATATCGGTTACTTCACAGATAAGAGCTTTAGTACCTTGTACAAAGCCTGTGGAGATAACTTTTGTAATTTACTACCCATCAAATAGAGCATTTGACTTAGATAATATAGGGTCAGTTGTTTGTAAGTTTACAAATGATGCTTTGGTTGAGCTGGGTGTTCTTATAGATGATAATTATAATTTTGTAAAGAAGGTTACTTATGTGTTTGGTGGGGTTGANAAACTTAATCCCAGAGTAGATGTAAAGATAGAGGAGATTGAATGATATGCAAGATGAAAGTGTATTTTTATACCATACAAATTGTGATGCTTGTGGTAGCTCAGATGGTAATGCAGTATACAGCTCTGGCTCTACTTACTGTTTTGCCTGTAATACAAGCAGTAGGTGTAACACTGACAATCAAACTAGTAGTTTTAAAACTCAAAATAAGAGAGTTACTATGTTAGTTTCTGAGTACAAAGAATTAAAAACTAGAAAGATACCAGCTACAATTTGTAGTCAATACAAGTATGGTGTAACTGTTGATAACAATAATAATATATGCCAAGTAGCTAACTATTACAATAACAATAAAGAAGTTATAGCTCAAAAGATTAGATACCCAGATAAGACTTTTAAATGGCTTGGAGATGCTAAGGACACATTATTGTTTGGACAACAGTTGTTTGGAGCAGGTGGTAAGAAACTAACAATAACAGAAGGGGAATTAGATGCTTTATCTGTTGCTACTGCTTTTGGTGGTAAATATCCTGTTGTTTCTATTAAAAATGGTATAGCTTCAGCTAAAAAAGAAATAGCTAAACATTTAGATTGGATTACAAGCTTTGATGATATATACCTTTGGTTTGATAATGATGAGAAAGGTAGAGAAGGATTAGCGGAAGTTGTACAAATACTACCAGCTCATAAAGTAAAAATAATTAGACATAGTGAATACAAAGATGCTAGTGATGTTTTGGTTCATACAGGTGTTAGTGGTGTTATAAATGCTTTTTATAATGCTGAAGAGTTTAAACCTGAGGATATTGTAACACCTGATGATTTACTAGATGATATAGCTGAGCCTATAGAACAAGGTTTTGACTGGTGTTATAAAAAACTAACACAGCTAACTTATGGTAGAAGATATGGGGAGATTGTATGTGTAGGTGCTGGTGTATCAGTAGGTAAGACTGATTTTGTAACTAGTCAAATAGCCTTTGACATAAACCATAATTGGAAAGTTGGTACTTTTATGTTAGAGCAGGGTAAGAAAGAAACCTTACTAAGAATAGCAGGTAAGATAGATGGTATTCACTATCATTTACCTAACCAAGTATTTGATAGAGAAAAACTAAAAGAAACTGTACACAGTATGCAGAATAAACTTTATATGTTTGATAACTTTGGTTCTATAGAGTGGGAAGTAATAAGAGA